GGATTGCTGTGTTGGGGTTGGAAGATTTCTACCAGGTTCAAGACACCACAATTATCGGTGAGAATGGCTCCAGCTTCATCTTCAAAGGGCTTCGACACAATATTGAGAGTGTCAAGTCGATGACCGGGATTACTCGGTGCTGGATTGAAGAGGCACAGACCATCTCTGCTGAATCCTGGCAAGTTTTGATTCCAACAATTCGAGAGGAAGGTTCTGAAGTTTGGGTAACGTTCAACCCGCTCCATGAGTCCGACACGGTTTATCAAGAGCTGGTTGCTGCGGAGCTAGAGGATGGCTATGTTGAGCGTGTTAACTGGGATCGAAACCCGCATTTCACAAAGGTTTTGGACGGTGAACGGCGAAAGATGCAGCGGACAGATCCAGACGCCTATCACCACATTTGGGAAGGTGGATTTTGGGAGAAATCAGACGCTCAAATCCTCAATGGCAAATGGCTCGTGGATGAGTTTGAACCCGGCTCAGATTGGGATGGGCCTTACCACGGCGCTGACTGGGGCTTTGGCTCTGACCCGACCACGGCCATTCGCGTCTGGATTTACGACAGGCAGCTTTACGTGGAGCGGGAGAGCTACGCTCATCACCTGGAGCTGGATGATACTTCAAGGCTGTGGCTGGCCGATATTCCTGAAATCGATATGCATGTGGTCAGGGCTGACAACTCTCGGCCTGAATCAATCAGCCATGTTCGCCGGGGACGTCCGGCGAGCGATCGCGATCGCGGTTGCCCACCCATCCCTCAATTGGAGGGGGCGGAGAAGTGGCATGGCTCAGTGGAAGACGGCATTGCCCACCTCCGCTCATACGAAAAAATCATCATCCACCCGCGCTGCAAACACACGATTGAGGAAGCACGGCTCTATTGCTACAAGACCGATCGCCTGAGTGGAGATATCTTGCCGCTTGTGGTCGATGCCCACAACCACATCTGGGACGCGGCTCGCTATGCCCTTAGTCCAATCATTAAGAACGCAAGCGCAGGCTGGCTCAGTGCAATTTAATTAGGAACTCTTGAACAACGGATTGAACGAGTGAAATATGGCATACACTGATGCGACGGAAATGCTCGGCCTGGTAAAGAGCCTGACAGGTATCAATGGGCGTGACCCCATCATTCAGCGCAAGCTGGAGGACTCGGCTGGAACCGCTGGCGGGGCGAAAACCTATCGGCCCTACTTTGTCTCAGCTAAAATGCTGGAGCAGAACCGAGCTGACCAGGCGCTGAGCGCTGCCAAAGGCGTGACTTTTACCAACCTAACCACGATGATTAAATCGTTCATGGAAGAGCAAGCAAGTCTCGATCGCTCGCTTGGTATAGAGGTGCCAGCCGGGTTTGAGGCAGTGGTGGCTGGCAGCCCGATCATGAGTATTTTGAGCAGTTGAGGACGATGGAAAACTTCACCCTATTAAGCAAGCGAGAAGCGATCGCTCTGGACATTCTTAAAACGCTGCTGGACGATTCACGCACTCTGGAGGTTATGAGCGCTAGACCGGATGGCTGCGAAGCCATCATCGATCATGCGGTTAGACTAACTGATGCTCTGCTGGCTAAGCTCAATACCCCAAGGCTAGACCCAGAAACACTGAAGAAAATTAGCTTGCAGCCATCCGACCTTCGGGCAAGACTTGTTCAGGATGACGAAGGGTGAGGGTGGATGGCTAAACCACGGTGGCTACGCAGCTTACTTCAGTTCAGGGATTGGCAGATGTTCGCGGCTGGAGCGCTGCTCATGCTCGGCGCGTGGCACCTCAGGGAAGGGCAGGTGTTTAAGATCCCGGTCGATTTACTGCTCTGCATTTTCTTTGTCGGCGCTGCCAAGGGCGATCGCCCCCCTGAGTAGGAACGCTGACCCAGAACTACCAAAGCTCTGGGCATGTCTGAACTGCTGGATTTTCGTACTGATGGCGCGCTGGTTAATGCCTTCAACTCCCTGATCACCAACCAGGCGACGGGGTTGGGGCAAGCTGGGCGCGACAAATTTAACGCCACGTCGGTCAATCTGGCTTTCACACCCATGAGCCGGATGGAGCTACAAGCGCTCTACCGCCAATCGGTGATTTGCCAGAAGGTTGTAGACCTGCTGCCCAAGGCCGCGACGAGTAAGAATTGGCTGGAAATTACGCTGGGCAAAGCACGGAAGGGCATCCCGGCCAAAGCGCTGCAATATGCCAATGACCTAAAGCTGAGAGATAAGGTCAGGGAAGCGGCCATCCTGGGGCGGCTCGACGGCGACGGTTATGTGGTGATGGGAGTGGATGATGGGCGATCGCCCAATGAGCCAGTAGACGAAAACCAAATCCGGCAAATCTCGTGGGTGGAGGTGCTGAACCGCTATCAGCTCGTGCCCGACTCCAATTCCGGCAGGCCAGGAAAGCCGGAGTATTATCAATTTTTCCTACCCCAGAATCAGGCGCTGCCCAACCAGGACGGCGGCATGATGACGTCTGGGAAAATCCATCGATCGCGGGTGCTGCGGCTCCCTGGTAAGCACCTCTACTCCGATCTGATTTCGCTTAACTCTGGCTGCAATGACTCGGTGCTGCAAGCCTTCTATCAGTCGTTTGTGAAGTATCTGGTTGCCACTGAATATTCGGCTCGGATGGTGCAGGACTACAACCTGTTTATCTACAAGCTCAAGGGACTGGCCCAGCTCATTCTGCAAGGCAAGGAAGCTGATATCCTGAAGCGATTTCGGGTGATTCTGCTTTCGATGTCTACCTTGGGTGGGCTAGCGATGGACAACGAAAACGAGGATGGGCAGTTCATTTCTCGTAATTTTAGCGGGCTGGATGTTTTGATCGATCGCCTCAAGGATGACGCGAGCGCGGCGGCTAATATGCCTCCTACGAAGCTCTGGGGCAGCTCGCAGAAGACAGCCCTGAGTAACTCGGCAGAAGGCGATAAGTATGAGTGGGCCGACTGCGTAGACGACTGGCAAGGCGAAACTCTAGACGGCCCACTCACCGATTTCTTTAGGCTCTCTCTGCTGGCTCGCAATGGAGCCACTGGGGGCAAGCTGCCTGATAACTGGGGAATCAAATACAACTCCGTGCTGAAGCTCAACCTCAAAGAGCAGGTGGAGCTGCGGAAGGCTCAGACAGAAGGGGTGGATCTGCCATCCATTAAAGCTGGAGTCCTACTGCCTCAAGAAGTGCGTGATAGCGCCTGGAGCGGTGCTGACTATACGGTTGAGCGATCGCTCCAACCTGACCTGTATGCCGCCGAGCAACGGAAGAAAGAGGCCATGCAGAAACAACTGCTGGCGGCGAAGTCGGGCGCGGTGCAGGCTGCACCTGCCAATCAAAGCAATGGCAATAGCAGTGGTAACGGTGGCGGCGATCGCGCGGCTCAAAACGGCCAGCGGTTGGATGACGCCACACCTGCCAAGCGAATCATCGACTTTCACGGCTTTAAACTTGGCTTGCAGTATCAACCCTTTGATCTGCGTCATGGCAGAGTTTTACCCGTCGCCTACGGCCATATTCAAAAGACCAAAGGTGCTGATGGGATGGCTGTGGATTGCTATGTGGGCAGCAACCTGGACAGCCCCAAAGTTTACGCCGTTAGCCAATTGGTGAATGGCGAGTTTGACGAGCACAAGATGATGTTGGGATTTGGCTCACAAGGCGCGGCTAAGCGAGCATACCTCTCCGTAATGCCTGCTGAGATGTTCGGCGGCATTGAAGAGATCGGCTTGGCAGGGCTGGAGCAGCACAGCATTAATCGCACTGATAGTCGCGAGCGATCTTCAAAGCGATCGCCCAAATCCAGACGGACTGACGACGAGGAAAGTGAGCGAGCCGATGCCGACGATCGCACGATCGCCATTCTGGAGCGCGCTGACCGGACGCTGAGAGATCTGGAGGATGGCATCCTGGAGCGGGTCAACCGAAGTCTAGAATCGGCTTACCGCAAGCTGGAGCGCGAGCTGCTGAAGGCATATCAAAAGCACTCAGGCGACTCCAGCCTGCTACCAGCACAGCGCA